TTCCCGATTGATTTCAGCCTGAAGGTCTGCAATCCTGTCAACAATCCGCATAGGGTCATTCACTCCCGATGTCTTAACAGGCTCGTTCTGCTTAACCGATACCTGTGCAATATTCAGCCTAAGTTTCGACAGCTCGTGTTCTTTCGTTCTGATCAGCTTATCCGAAACCCTGACCGAATATAAATAATCTTTAACCGTCAATCTACTTCACGCTCCTCATCAAGCATACCAAGTTCCTGCGCCAACGCAACAACAGCGGTTACAATCAAACGCAAATCCTTGCCTTTAATATCGCACATACGATATCTGACTTTGATAGTTTCTTCTTCATTGTCGATTTCATCAAAACCAACAACTACACCTTTATTTAAGGTTTCTGTTTCGCCGTTATCGTAATTAACGGTAATGTTTTTAATATCTTTCATTCTTCTGCCTCACTTTCAAGCCAATGTTTTGTGCACTTTAAGCAGTTCTTATCACTTTCTCCGTTACACTTGCTTAACTTATTAAAGCTAAAATCATATTCAGCTGGGCACATAAGAGTTAATGCCATTTCGTCAATTGACATCTGTTTGATTTTTTCAAAGTTTGTCATTGTGTTTACACCTCACTTTAACAATTCGTCTGTTGTAATGTTAAATAAATCTGATATAGCTATTATGGTTTCGATATTAGGCTCATTCTTTCCAATTTCATAGTAAGATATACTTGTTCTGCTCAAATAGAGCTTTTCACCCAGTTCATCCTGCGTTAATCCATTTTCAAGCCTTAATGCTTTTAGCTTTTGGGGAAATGCCATTACTCTTCACCGTCCATTTCGTCAGACCAATCTAATTTCTGACCGCAATGATAGCAGTAATTCATTATGTTGCCTGTGAATTTTCTTCCGCAGTTAGGACACTCATATGTCTGCACATAGCGGATTACCTGTTTATCAGATTTAACAGGCTTTCTCGGCTTACTCAAAGCTAATATTTTTTCAAAATCGTTGTAATCTTCTTCGGTTTCACATCTAATTTCAACAGTCTTATATGGCTGTTTAACAAGTTCAAATTTCCCCGTTTCTTCGTTATACATAATTTCCATTACTTTTCACACTTCTTATCCATCTTTGCACCACAATTGGGGCAAAACTTATATTCATATTCGCAAAGATAACAATAATCTCCGTCCTGGCTATATTTTTTCTCTGTGCAATCTTCGGTCATATAACCACATTCAGAACAAATAAATTCATCAACAGGGTGAGCTTTAGTTAAATTTTTCCCGTGCCTTACTTCCTGCACGTCGGCGATGGGTACTGTATCAAGCAATTTTGCGGCATTATAAGCGTAATCATCTGCTAAAACTTTCTGTGCAGCTTCACGCTCTATGTATTCTTTTTCAACCATTGTTTACCTCCATTTTTGCACCGCAATAAGGGCAGTATGGATACAAATCAAAGCCCTCGTAAAAAGTGAGAAAGTTGCCACACTCAGAACATAAATAATTTGCATAACCGACACCCTCGCTGTCATATTCCCAACTTCCGTGCTTAATCTCTTGCATATCACACACGGTTGCTTCGTTGGGTTTACTACCGTCAACTTCGATAATATGCTTAACTGTTTCGGCATTTCGTTTTGAATTAAAGTATATCGTGTTTACACTACCGTCTGCGAACGGTATATCCAAAGCATAATCACCGGATACCTCACGGATTTTTAATATTTCTCTCATCATTTTTCACTCTCCTCAACAGGCTGATTCCAACAACTATAACAGCTAATATACACGTCACCTTTTTTTGTTTTTGCACAACCCGAAACAGCTCCTAATTTTTTTAGGCAAACCTTTGGTACTCCGTGATCAAGCTCTGCGTTCGGATAGTTCTTCAAGAACTCCGTAAGAAATGTCTTTTGCGGATGTTCGTCACTCCACTTCTGAATAACTTCGATTGCCTTTTCGGGACAGAGCGTTTCAAAAGTTATACAGCTCATACATTCAGATGTCCCGTTATTCCGACTGGATAGCGGACATTTGAAACAATTAATTTTGCATCCTTCCCTTCTTGTTCTTTTCGTCATTCGTTGCTTTTCAGCGAAATAATTCTCTGTTTTTGAACAATCAATCATTGTTTGTACTTCCTTTCCCAATCTTTCTCCATAGTCTTGTACTTCTGCCTTGTATTTTTCCACTTTCTGTTTTTCCAAAGCCATTTAATACAAAACAATTCGTGTCTGATTTTATTTATCATTCTGTATCACTCCTTATCTCAACATACTTCGGCAATGAAAGTATGTGTGCTTTTTGTAAATTTTTGCTCCGCAAGGTTTGCCGATAACTTTGTGAGGTCTTGGTAAAACTTCGTCATCTTCACAATAATATTCATCGATGGCATAAAAATCATAATATTTACCAAGGGCTGTTTCATTCATTTTCCGTGACCCTTTCTTGCTCCTTCAAAATTAACAACTTTTCCGTTGTCGGTGTAATCTCGTTTGTCAAATTCAAGTTTCAGCTTGTCGATAACAACCCTGTCAATATGCTCCCAAAAGACTTCGTCAGTGTCGGAGTGTTCAATTATTTCGGTCATAGACTTCAAAGCCTTTGCACATCTGTCACGACCAAAGCCGAAATCCTTATACAAAGCATACAGCATTGTTTTAAATACTCTGCGCGTGATGTCTTTGTTTTCTTTTTCTCGGATCTGTTCATATGCGCTTTTTGCAATCCGTTCAGCTTCCTGTTTGAGCTGTTTCGGGATTTTAGGCGGTATTCTCGCTTTCATCGTTTGCTATCCTTTCAAATTCACAGACAAAGCTTGTACTTACAGGCTTGCAAAACCTGCAATGCTTACAACAGTAAACGCAGATGTACAAACCTTTTTCAGAGTACGGGCATTTCCGTATGCTACACGGATGATATTCGTGATTACACTTTCGACAAACCTGCAATTTCATAATCAATCACCCAATTGCAGATATTTTTCAATTGTCTGCTTTGCTGATGTACTGCCATAACATACCTTTACGGCGTATCCGCACCGTGAAAGATTCTGCAACCATTTATCCTGATGTTCAGAAGTCTTATTGTTGCCGACTTTAAGCTCAATATATAAGCCGTGATATTTACCTTTTGGCACAGCAAGGCATAAATCCGGAACACCTGCCCTAACTCCTTGCCTTTTAAGATGTGCGGCTTCGGCTTTATCTCTTCTGCCACCATTTGGAACAGCGTACAGCATTGAAAGTTCAGGATGTATTTTCATTTGCACACATTTATCCGCCCATTTAATGAGTTTACATTGCTCCTGTGCTTCAGACATCATTTTCATTTCCTCTCGTAAAACGGTAATTCTTATTTTTATCGGCTTTAATAAAAATTTTCGGATTAGCCATTTCTGAAATTCTACTGCCTAAAGCCTCATCAATTTGCGAAATCTGTTCAAGTGATAATTCAGATGTTATGACAGTCGGCAATCCTTCATTGTATCTGTAATTGATAATCTTAAATGTAGCATTGACATCAGCTGTTGAGACAAAATCGCCCCTGCGAGTTTTAAAGAAATCATCAATGTAAAGAATTTCCGCTTGCTTATATGAATTTATGAGAGCTTCATACACCTCTAAATTACTCGATGCCTGCTTGATTTTGGTAATATCATCTTGCCAAAGCATATATTTAGGTGCTTTGCCTTTTTTGAGTAATGCTCCGACAATAGCCGTACATATATGTGTCTTTCCACAACCGGGCTGACCGCCGAAGAAGAACCAATCAGAGCATTTGTCAATGTACTCATATGCTTTATCTTTCACATATTTCTGCCAATCTGAGGTTGTCTTGTAACTTTCAAAAGTATATCGTTTAAGAAGTTTTTGAAGACCGCTGTTCTGCATTCTGTGAAGTTCATCTCGAATTTTCATACAATCACATTTGCAAGCAACCACATCATATGTAACCTGCCCGAAAGGCGTTTCGCCTGCCTTTACACGGTAAATATAGCCTCGGTTCATACATTTCTCACACTCATAGCCAATGAGCTTACCGGGTGTTGAGTTAAACACTTTTGTTTCTTGTTCGGCTCTTTCTCTCGGAGTGAGTTCTTTAGAAGACTTTCTCGCCCGTTGGATAATTTCCTCCGCTCGCTGTGGTGACATTATTCTTGACATTATCGCTTGGATTGAATCCATATCCTACACCTCCTCTGTCTTGGACCTTATTAAGCCATTTAGTAATGAACCCTTTAATGCCGGTTCTTGTTTTTCTCCTGCTCGGATTAGCTTCGAGCCACCCAAACATCGAACGCAATTGTTGTTCTACATCAACAGCAGGATACAAAATTTTGTAGTGCTGAACATCAGATTTTGAAACTGAATAATTACTCTTATCGTTCAAAGGTAATGTAATAAAAATATTTTCACCGGCGGTGTCGGCTGCATTTGCAGACGGCATCGCATAATAATTATTTCTATTTACTTTACTTTCCTTTACTTTACTTTTCTTTGTGTCGTTCTCGGAGAGATTATGTTCATTCTCGGAGAGATTATGCTCATTTTCAGGTATAACTATATAAGCCTTTGTTTCTTCCGTTTTCAAAAGCCAATATAATCTATTTATTGTGCGACCTCGCACGGAGCGTTTTTCGATAGCGTACATATATCGTTCTTGCATCATTTTGTTGGTCAGTATGCTCTCCCTATCAAACAGCCCGTCATCAAACAGCCCAATTCGTAAGCAAAGTTTAACTACCTGATTTACCGTATCTGATTTAATTCCACCGCTCATTCGTTTCGCTATCGTGGCAGCACTGGTTTCTTCTCGCCACTCATAATAGTAACCATTTGTTGCATAAGCTTTGGTACAAATCCAAAAAAATACTCCAAAGCCGTCCCAACCCTGTGCATCAATAAGCACATCAAATCTCTCATCATCATCGAACAAGTGAACATCCCAAGCCGCAAAGTCAAGCCCTCGCTTTGGTTGTCCAGCCATTCACTGTATCACCTCTTTCTTTTTGTATTAAGTTTCAGCTTTGTACAAAGATATTCATCAAGCTCTATACCGTAGATTTTGTACTTATCAAACAGCTCTTTTTCGTGCCGATGTGCTTCATCGTGGTGCTTTCTGCAAAGGCATATAGCTTTTAATCCTATATGTACAATCTGTTCCCTATCTCGCCCCATACCAATTCTGTCAACATGATGAACTTCACCTGGTGCATTGCATATTGCACACTTACGATTTTCAAGACAACTGTACAAGTATCTGCCTATATCATCTGTAACATTAAGCAGAGTATCTCTTGTTCCGATATTTTGGTAGAAACAAAAATCTATCAGATAGCTTATGAAATCTCTTGCTACGCTTTTTTCGCAATCAGACAGCGAAAAGTATTCAATGCCAAATTCACCGCAAAAATTAAACTTGAAATATTCTTTAATCCATTCGGGATTATCTCCGCACCAAAATGCTATATCTCTGATGATTGCGTATATTTTTCTTCGCTGTTCGGCAGAAATCGTGCGTCCGTCAACAATTCTGAGTTCAATTTCATGTACTTGTTTCTGTGCAAGTTCTCTGCCGATACGCTCATGCGGTCTTACTATTAAGTTATATCCGTCATAAGATACTATGTTCGCTGATGTAATCATACTAAGTCCTCGTGTCGGTGCATATAAACGAAGAAACTGTCATTACCCATATTTTGATACAACCATTCATCGCACTTTTCTTTGCTCAAATGTGTACGAAGAACTCTATCTTCGTACACATATTGACCTTTCAATCGTTTATCTTTTATTCGATTAAGTAATTCTGTTTTTGAGTAGTTAGCTTCTACAAGATACAAATCGTAGTTCTTAGCTGTTATATGAGCGATTTCCGATGTATCAGTTGCGTATATAACTTTATATATCCCCTGTTGAGTGTTGAAGTGTAACTTCCAGCCGATATTAGGAACATCATGCCGAAGTGGTACTGCTGAAAAAGTAATATTGCTGATTGAGTACCATTTATCCTGAGCGACTATGAAAGAATTGTATTGAAAGGCGGTATCACCTAATAAAAAAAGCTTTTTGCAAAGATAATTGGGGTAAATTATCCGAATACAAGGGTGTTCGGACAGCAGTCGCTTTAGAGTAGCAACATTACAATGGTCTCCGTGTTGATGAGTTAAAAAAACATATTTAACTCGGTCAACCACTTCACACTCAACAAGTTTGCTGAACGGCACTCCGCAGTCAATCAAGACCTGACCGTCAAGAAAGACTGCGTTGCCCTTAGAGCCTGTGCTTATTATCTCTAAATCAATCATTTCATTCTGCAAGATCATCAATAGAGAACTGTTCTTCATCCGGTTCAGATGAAGATGAATTGTAAATTTCAGGTGTTTCAGCAGGAACTTCTGCATCAATCATAGTATCGGTGTCATAATCGGGAGTTCCGTCAGCATTGATAATATGATTATCAGCTTCATATGCTGTCTGCATTTCAACACTCATAATACCCCATTTGCTTATAAGCTGTCTGAGCATTGTCTTTTTTGCCATAGCATCAAAATCCTTTGCCCAAAAAGTGTAACTTGTACCCTTATTGACATCGCTTGCATATCCGGCTGAATACTTTAATGCGTGCTGTTTCATCTTATCCTTACTCCAGTAAAGAGCCTTTTCAAAGCCGTTTACATAGCGAAAATAAGCATAATACCCGATAGTTTCGGCAGATTCACGCTCTGTTTCATCTTCAATCATTTTAATTGCTATTTCCTCGGTGAGTGGGTCCCAGTTAAGTAGTTCGCCCTCTTTTACTTCTACAACATTAAGTCTTTTATACTGTCCTGAACGGATAGCAAGCTGAATATAGCCACGATAACCAAGAACAAATGTAGCTGTTGTACGCTTATTCTTTCTGTCCTTAAACGGGACCATATAATACTGACCGAGCTGTGGTGACGGAGGAAGTCCGAGAGAGTGACCGCAAAGAGCCGCCGAAAGAATTGTAGCTGCATCGCATTCTTCGAGTGCAGGATTTGTACTCACCACAGATGTGATAGCCGCCGTAAATTTCTGAATTTCCTTCGGGTCTTTCATTGAGTTTGAAAGACTTTTCTGAAAAGCCTGTGTCTGGAGCATTGACGAAAACTTCGGCTTTCTCTGCTGAATCTGATTGTTCTGATTATTATAATTACTCATAGCGTAATCCCCTTTCGTTGATTAACTGCTTAACAGTAAGTGCAAAATCTTTAAGCTGTGATTTTGTACCGTAAACCTTGAATGACAATGACAGAACTTTTTCATCTTGCTGTGGCTGTTCTGATATTTCTTCAACCGGAGGAGCAACTTCTTCAGGCACATTCGCAACAAACGGTTCATATTCGTCAAGAGTGTTGCTCACAGCCTGCTCGGCTTTTTCACGTTCTGCTCTTTCGGCTTCTGCCCTTGCTTTTTCTTCTTCAACAGCCTTGTACCTCTCGGTTACGGAAGTTATTGCAACCGATACATTCAAAGACCGCTTATACTCGTACAGGATTTCGTCCTTGTGCTCCTGCGTTGCGATAAGCTTTAAGTCATCCATAATCTTGTCAAGGTTAGATTTTATAGTTTCTTTAAGCTTTTTGAGAGATACGCTCATAGTAATGTTTAAACTAACCTGCTCATATGCCACAAAATCAATACCGAGTGATTTTGAATACTCATCAAAATAGCTTTTTGATTTTTCGTACTTTTCTTGTTTAAGACCCTGCTCAATGGCGTCAACCTTACCTTTAAGGGCGGAATCAGCTTTCTTATAAGGCAATGACACGCAATCTTTGTAAACTGTTTCAAAAGCCTCATAAGGTGTTATTATTTCCGATTTAACCGCTTTTCGGCGAGTTTCAAATTCCGCAAATTCCTTATTGAGCGATGAACGCAACTTCTTGATTTCCTTGTAGTTTTCGTCTGTACATATCATTTCGCAGGCAGTGTTTACCTTTTTCTCAATTTCAGATTTAACCAGCTTGAGATTCTCGATGATGACAGGAATCTGAGCTACCTGAATTAAATCGGTTGAATCAGGTTCTGCATCATTAACTGTTGACAGATTTTTTACTTCTTCCATATCAGCAGTTTCAAACAAATTAACGGGTTCTGTAATTTTGGTCATTTTATGTTACCTCCTTAATCTATTGACCATTCTTCCTCGGTAATGCCGTGAAAAAGTTCGGCACATTCACGAGAACAGAAAATATCATCATTTGTATCTCTGAAATATGTATAATCATATCTGAGTTCTGCGTTGCACGCTCTGCAATGCCCCATTACCAGTACTTGCGGTGCGTTTGGGCACATCGGATTACACGGAGTGCTTCTGCATACTTCGCACATTTTAATATCTCCTAACTATTGATTTTTCGATTCAATATGATATAATGAGCTTGTTTAAATTTCTTTTTGTTTAATCCCGTGTTGCTGTTCCTAAGCAATGCGGGATTTCTCTTTGCCTGCAAGTTGCATTTCAAGCAACGCCTTTGATACTCTTTCAGCTCTGAGTTCTTCCCTGATAAGCTGTTCAAGGTAATAATCCTCAAGGCGTTCACCGTTTGCATCACCAAATCGGCTGATAATAACCGCCAACTTGTTCTTAGCGTGTGCCTTAGCAATTTCAAACTCAGATTCAGTACATATGTATCCGTTTGAGGATATGAAATCAGTGTAATTCAAAATATTTTCCCACCTTTATATTTGATAAACATTTTGCTAAGGTCCGCAAAATGTTCTTTTCATCAAACAACCTTGTAGTCTTTGGCATTTTCAACCCCCACACATTCAAAGCCGACAGTATCTGAATCTGTTTCAAGCGATTTGAGCTTTCGGGCAAGTTCTGCGTTTTTGGCTCTTTCGGCAACATACAATGCTGTCACCTTGTCAAGTTTTGCCTTGGCTTTTTCAAGGTTGCTGTGTGCCGTTTCAAGGTCGGTCTGCGTACTTGCAAGGCTGTTTCTTGTGTGTTTGAGTGTCAGCTCACTGTAAAAGAGCTTGTCCTTTAATGCTCTTTTGGTAAGTCTGTTTCTTAATTCCATTTTCAATGCTCCTTTATGTATTGTCTGAGTTCGTCCTTATCGAACCGCCATTGTTTGCCGATTTTGTGAGCAGGGAGAACTCCCCTCTGTGCAAGCCGTGTTGTGTAATCAACATTAAGTGCAAGCAACCGTGCCACATATGGCACATCAATTATCACAGGCACTTCATCCCAATTGATGATAGGTCTTTCTCTCGGCATATGTACACCTCCTATTTTACGTTGGTAATTTTGTCCGAAACGATTTCGACTGTGTCAATAAGTTTAAGTTTTGCCATTTTCTCACCTGCTTTCTGTTTTACCTATCTTGATTTCTACACCCAAAGCCGTTAAGAGCCTGTCGGCATTTTCAAGAGAAATGCTCTTTTTGCCTTTTTCCCAATACTGAATAGCTCTTTTAGTAAAGCCCGATTTTTCAGCAAGCTCACTTTGCGAAAAGCCTTTCTGTTTTCTGCTTTTGAGCAATATTTCAGCAAATTCATTGATGTGCATTGATTTCACCAACTTTCTATGATATACTATATATAGTGATGAACCGCAATTCATTACACTATATAATGAAAGTGAGGTGTGCATTGTGCTGAGCTTTAAAAAATGGTTAAGCAAACAAGTTGTTATCGGTAGTGATGTTACATACAACACAGCTAATGACATAATCGCCGACAATAATTTTCCTGAGAGCGTTTGCAAATTTGTAATGCTTGATTATCTTGAAAAAAATGCCGATGATAATACAATTGTTGCTTTTGATGATTTTTACAGAGACTATATTAAATACATCACTCAGAACACCTACCCTGTGGATTAACAAACAACACAACTGTTCCCACAGGATATCTTTTATCCACATTCTTTGCTTTGTGTAATACACCATACGATTCGGTGGTTGTATAACTATCTACATCTTCCCTATTGCTCAGCTCTTCTACCAACTGAGCGGTAGGGATTTTTTTTAATTCATTCATCTTCTTCACCTCAAATCTATATTGATCGTACAAGTGCCGATTTTTTTAAAGTTTGTCATTATCAGACCTCTTGTTCCATTCATCTTCTACATCGTTTAAATTTCTTCCTGTCGGATAGCTGTTCACAGGGACAGGACAATCAGGGTTATTACATTTAACCATATACATTATTCCACCACTGCTCCAATGTTCAATTATCGGTTTCCGACCACAATACAGACAAGGCTTTAAATCCATTTTTACCATTCCTTTCTGAGGTAATAAGTTAAGCAGACTGCTTAAAAAACTGCCTTGGATCAACATCAAGCACCTGACATATTCCCAAAAACTCTTCTGCTGTAACCTTACGGTTGGAATTTAATATTCTTGAAATTGCATCAGCAGTCATTCCAGTATGCTCACACAAATATGATTGTTTAATTCCTTTTTCTTCGACAATCTTTTTAAGTTTTTCGTTCACAGTCATACTTTTTACCTCCTTTCGACTGTTAAATACTACATTTTGTAGATTTCATTTTAATAATAGTCTAACTTTTGCAGATTGTCAAGAGATTTTAAAAAAATAATTCTACATTTTTCAGATTTTTTTCTTGACAATCTGTGATTAGCGAATTATAATAAAAGCGTAGATAAAACATCTATAAAAGGAGAAACAAAGTGTCAAGAGAATTTATAGCACAAAAATTAAAAGAGTTAAGGAAAAAAAGTGGATTAACTGCCGATGAAGTCGGAAAATTAATAAATAAAAGCGGAAAAACCGTAAATGCATGGGAAAACAATCACGGTCAACCTGATGCAGAAATTTTAATCGCACTTTGTGATATATATAATGTGGATGATATTCTTGCAGAGTTCAGAGAAATACCAAACAAAAGCAACACTATGATTTTAACCAATCATGAAAAAGATTTGGTTTATGCTTATCGAAATCACCCTGAACATCAGTACACAATTGATACTATTTTAAAAATTAATGATAATCTAATACCGACCGTAAAAGCCGCACGAAGTGACGGTAACAATCAACCTATTGAAATAGTAAACTTACCTGATCTTAGCAAGTTTGAGCCTGACGATACAGACTTATAAGCATTACATAATAAAAAACACCCCATAGGTTACAATACCTATGAGGTGGTAAAACTTGAATTATGGTAAATACAAACAGGCACGCAACGCCTCTTGGCAATGTTTAATCGACTATAAAATTAACAGTCTGCCTGTTAAGGTAAGCCAAATAGCTAAACAAGCTGATATTACTTTGCTGAAAAATTCAGCGGTCAATCTGCTACACCAAAACGAGAGCGGTACAACTTTAATGCAAAATGATAAACTGTACATCGTCTATGCTGATGAGCAATCTCCTCAGCGATGCAGATTCACAATCGCACACGAGCTTGGACACATTTTCTTAGGGCATTTATTTAAAGCTGACGGCAACGGCTTTTTAATAACTGATGATGCCGAACATTCGGCAAATGTGTTCGCTCGGGACTTGTTAGCTCCGGCTTGTGTGTTGCACGAAATGCAAGCAATCAATGCCGCTGCAATTGCAAATTTATGCGACATCAGCCTTGAGGCGGCAACCTATAGGGCTGAACGAATAGCAGAGCTTGAACGCAGAAATGCTTTTTATCTTCACCCACTTGAACGGCAAGTGAAAGAGCAGTTCACAAATTTTATCAATAAAAAGAAAAACCTACCATAGTTGCCGCTATGGTAGGAAAAATAGGAATAGTGAGAAGTTGGAACTCCTCGAATATTATTATATAATATTTGACATTATGTGTCAATGAGGAGGCTATTATGGGATTATTATCAAAATTATTTAAAAAGCCAAAATCAGAGGTAAAAACTCCTGCGATGCAACCGGAATCGGGCAAGTCGCACACGAAAGTTTTTAAAGTTGCAGGTGTTACCTTTCAGGGCAGGCAGAAGTTACTTAAACAACTCAAAACTGACAAAAAAGCAGGCAAAGTGCTTAATGTGCAGTTACAGGAATACGATTATAAAGGCGAGCCTGCAATCAAGGTGCTTGTCAACGGTTTAGATGTCGGCAATCTCCATATAGAAGATGTAGCTTTTGTTAAAGAAAATCAAGAGCGAATTCTTGGCATTAACGATTTTACAATTGGTGAACATTACGATGAGAACGATAAAGTAAGTTATAATGCAAAGGTTAAAATGCTCATAGCAAATAAGAATTAAATAAAAAATCCGCCCTGCTCGACTGGTACTCGAACAGAGCGGAATCATCCACACAGGGTGCAGATGACGCAATTAAACGCAAGATAATTGTATCACAATCCCCTGAAATTTTCAAGCATTGAATATCAGGGGATTTTTGCACCCTTTTTAAAGCAAAAGGAGTGTATAAAATGAAAAAACGCAAAGACGGGCGCTATCAGAAGAACATCTATATCGGACGAGATGAAAACGGTAAACGAAAGTACAAATCCGTATGCGGCACATCACGAAAAGAGGTTGAAACGCTTGCCGCCGAATTAAAACAAAAACTCGGCAAAGGCATAGATATCTCATCTGATGATACATACGGATGTTGGAAAAAACGCTGGCTAACGGTTCAGAGGTCACTGCAAACACCGCAACAATACAAAACGCTTGAACGGTATCTCAAACATTTTACAGAGCTTGAACCTTACAAAATCAACAAGCTGACAATTGCCGACTTTCAGGAAATCGTGTTTGACTTAGCCGCTAAGAACCCTACGACAGGCAAACCCACAGCGAAAAAGTCGCTGAAAGAGTTCATCGCAACCGCAAGCCGAGTGTTTGAGTATGCCATTGAAAACCGAGCTATCGACTTCAACCCACTGAAATATGTCAAAATATCAAAGAATGCGGCAAAGAAAAAAGAACGCAGAGCCTTGTCACCTGAAGAGCAAAAGCTAATAATCAACACTCCGCACAGAGGAAGATTGCCGGCAATGATTATGTTGCTTGCAGGACTGCGAAGAGGTGAATGCCTCGGCTTGCAATGGGCGGATATCGACTTGAAACGCAACAAAATAAATGTTCATCAGACTTTGGTTCTTGACGGAAACAATTCTTACATAAAAGCAGGAGCGAAAACAGAAGCAGGTGTCCGCGAAGTTGATATTCCGACCGTTCTGTCAGACTATCTGAAAAGCCTTGCGCCCCACTCCCCATTTGATTATGTAGTCACAACCACCAAAGGCAAACTTATGACAAATTCAGCGTGGCGGAGATTGTGGGAGAGTTATATCAATTGCCTAAACCTCGAAGCATTCAATTCACAGCAAAGCAAAATTGTCGGCATTGCTCCACGCAGTAAATACTGCCCCGACGGTATTCCGCAGGTCATAGAACCGTTTACAGCTCATTGTCTTAGACACACCCACGCAACAAATCTTTTCTATTCGGGCTATGATATTCTCTACATTCAACACCAGTTAGGGCATACCAAACCCGAAACCACCTTGAACATTTACACGCATTTAATGCAAGATGATACTGAAGCACCTGCGAAAAAACTTGATGATTTTCTCAATCGTAAAATAAGCTAAAAAATAAATGCAAGGCAAATGTTAGGCAACTGAACTTCAATAACCTGATAAACACTGAACTTTTTGCACATTTATATAGTGGTTTGGGACCAAGATGCCGCAGGTTCAAGTCCTGTCACCTCGACCAAAAAAGGTGGTTTTTTAACCACCTTTTATTTTTTGCCAAAATTGCTTAAAATGCCTTAAAAGTGGCTTAAATACTGGGTTTTTGAGATTTCAAAAATTCAGTTGAGTAATTTTGAATTAAGTTAAAACAAGATAAAATGAAGTCAAACTTACTGTCAAACTTACTGTCATTTTAGTTTGCCTGCAGATTTTCAGAGAAACAAGATAATATATTTTAAAATTTATTACACCGTAACACAAAAAATTTTTCTATTATTAAAACAATAAAGAGGTTAAGCAATTTTTTCTAATGCTTAACCTCTTTTTTTATTTTGTTGATTACAGAGCATTCCCATATCATAGCTACCCTCTTCGGGGTTATAACTTTTCATATAAATACCTTCTTTAATGTGTTTATATTATACCATATATTATAATTAAATTGAATACTTTCTTTAGTATAATATTTATTTTTAGCATAGAAAAAGAGGGTTCATAAAGAACCCTCTCTTTCCTAATTATTTTAAAGGATTTATACTTGCTATCGAATTTAATTATCTGTATTCCCAGTGACCACCATCTTTGACTTTCTCGTCGTAGGCTTCTTTCCAATAGCCGTCTTCTACCGTTTTAGTGTCAACCTTAATCTTCTGCTTCTCAGCATGGTATGATCCTTTACCACCATTTTCTTCCGCTTCCCAAAGAAGATGTTCATTCAGGTTAGCATCTGTTAACTGCATACCGCAATCGTTGCATACATTTACCCAATCATAATCGTATACGTCTTCTTCATGAGTACCTGTTACAATCCATTTTCTTTCGTGGTGGACTGTCTTATAGTCGTCTACCCATACCTTCTGCTTTGGCTTTGCTGTAGGTGTTTCAGTCTTTGAAGATTCACTCGGCTTGGATGCTGGCTTCTGAGCTGGCTTTGTGTCATTCTTTGAAGAGTTGCTCGGCTTAGACGCTGGCTTCTTGTCATTCTTAGAAGTGTCAACCTTTGATGTATTTGTCTTTGAAGAGTTGTCTTTCTTTGAAGATGTATTTGACTTGGTATCTTCTTTCTTTTCGGTGTTACCCTTGTTGCTGTTATTGTTGTTAGATACCGTAGTTTTTACATCGGCAACCTTGACTGTAACTGTCTTACCGTCATCGGTTTTTACTTCTACTTTACCGTCTTTTACTTCGACTTTCTTACCCTTCTTATCTGTGATGTTGCCGTCTTTGTCGATTTTTAGACCGTTATCCTCAATAGCCTTGCTGACCTCAGATGATACAGTTGAAGTCTGTACGGTTGAAGTCTGTACGGTTGAAGATATTACTGACGGTTCTGTCGGTTCTTTCTCAGCGTTACAGCCTGCAAGAATGCTTATGCCGACTGCTGATGTGCCTGCAAGTATTGTAGCACCGCAGACAACGGCAATTACCTTGGTTTTTACTGTCGCAGTTGCTGTTGCCTTTACGATAGATGAAACTGTTGACTTTGCACCTGTCGCAAAGCCTTTTGTTGCAGATGTTGCAAGTGTCTGTCCGTTCGGGAGCTTGATTGTAATGTTCGGTACTGCAAGGCTCTTTGCTTCTTCCTTGAAAATAGTTGTAAAGAAAGGTACAACAACAACGCCGTGAAGCCTGTCACCGCTTTTGTTTTCGTAATCTTCAATTGCAGTTTTCATCTTTGCCCTTGAATAATTGAGCCTTGAAAGCACAGTACCCCTTGAACATTCAAAGACTTCTGCGATTTCATCAACAGTCATTTCATTAAAATAGTGCATAATCACTGTCTGATACTGAACATCGGACAGTACTTCCTGCATAATCGAAAGAATAATTTCTCTCTTTGCCTTGTCTGAAATGTATTCTTCGGGAATTGATATACGCTCGTCAACTATTGCCTGATTTTCAAAAATTTCATCGTCCAGTTGGATTTCACCTTTACCTTTCAAATAATTTTTGCACTTATTAACGGCAATTCTGTTAAGCCAACTTCTGATTTGTGATGATTTTTCCAAAGATTGGATTTTTAAAAAAGCCGTTATGTAAGTTTCCTGCATAATGTCCTGTGCGGTTGTTTCGTTCTTTAAAAAGCTGATACAAGTAAACCACACTTCACGCTCTGTAAGCTTGTAGAGCTTTTCAAATGATTTGTTATCTCCCTTTTTAATTTTCTCTACTAAGTGGGAAATGTTCAT